GTAATATATTTATTTATATTTATATATATATATATATATGTGTGTGTGTGTGTGTGTGTGTGTGTGTGTGTGTGTGTGCTATTTACAGGCGGATATTCATGCGCCACCCTGCCTTTTCAATCGACGGATTTTACTTAAGAACTCGTTGCGATGCTAGGCACCGAGATACCATTGATATATACCATTCGTACATAGATAGATAGATAGATAGATAGATAGATAGATAGATAATTAGATAGATAGAAAGATAAAAACATATACCTATATATATATATATATACATCGGGTGAACCCGGCGCACGACCGCTCTCACGGTCATGGGCGCCACGCTGACTCTGCATTCGACAGCTTTTACTGAAGAGCTCGTCGCAATCCTTGGCACCGAGGTACCATTAATATATACCATTGTATACTTATAGATAGATAGATAGATAGATTCATGTATATATACACATGCACACATATATATCGGGTTAACCTGGCGCACGACCGCTCTCACGGTTACGGGCGCCATGCTGACTCTGCATTCGACAGCTTTTACTGAAGAGCTCGTCGCAATCCTTGGCACCGAGGTACCATTAATATATACCATTTTATACTTATAGATAGATCGATCGATAGATTCATGTATATATACACATACACACATATATATCGGGTTAACCCGGCGCACGACCGCTCTCACGGTCACGGGCGCCAGCTTTTCCTCCAGTCGACGTAGTTGGCTGCAAGATACCTTGAAAACAAAACTCGTTGATTTCGCGTGAAATTGGCGATGTTTTCTAAATACCCGGCGCGTGCTTGCCTTTTTTCGGGTAAACCCGGCTTACAGTTTCCATCAACCCAATTTTTTTTATCCGGAGCGCTTGTTTTTATCAATCGTCGGGTCAACCTCGGATAAACCCGGCGAAACAGGAAGGGGGGGAGCAAAAATAAACGAAAAATTGGCGAGTTATATTTTCGAGATATCTTGCAGCCAACGACGGCTTTTACTGAAGAGCTCATCGCATTACTGGGCACGGAGGTGATCCCAGCTGTATAACAACAACATAATGTATATGTTGTATTCCGTTATTGACTATCTATCTCTCTATCGATCCATCTATCTATACATCTATATATCTATCTGTCTATCTGTCTATCCATCCATCTATATCTATCTGTCTAAATCTATCTATAAGTGTATGTGAGTAAATATAATATGTACAAGTGTATATACGGGCGCCACGCTGACATTCCAGTTTGGCCTTTACACGATATTGCCATTGCCAATATTGTATGGCATGCATTGCAATAAAAGATGGTCGGGGGGACACATTGTATTGCGCAATAGCGTGGGCGGTGAGGGGGGCGAGAGGGGTGCCCAAACGAAGGGGGTGTTTGCGAACCATAGTATTGATTCCTGTACAAAGGCCTCGAACTGAACGAATATCTTGTGAAGGCCAAATTCCAGTCAACGCTTTTTACCGAACAACTCGTTGCAATGCTGGGCACGGAGGTGGCAGCAGTAGATACAATGTTACACATATGCATATAGATAGATAGCTATAAATAGATGGATAGATAGATAGATAGAAAGATAGATGGATACATATATATGTGTGTGTGCGTAAGTATTCCCATATATATATATGTATATATATATATATATGTATATGCATGTGTATGTATGTGTGTACGTGTGTGTATACTATTTACAAGTATATATGCATGCGCCACGTTGACCCTCCAGTCGACGCTTATTATTGAAGAAATCGTCGCAATGTTAGGCACGGAGGTGACAGTAGTATATACATTTCTGTACCAAGATGTATATTTATGTATCTATCTATATGTCTGTCGATCTATATATGTATATATATATATATATATGTATATACATGTATGTATATATATATGTGCATACGTATATAAATATATATACAAATAGTATATATATCTAAATACATTGTGTAGCTATATACTGTTTACAATTGTATATAAAGGTGCCACGCTGACACTCCGGTCGACAGCTTTTACTGAAGAGCTCGTTGCGATGCTGGGCACAGAGGTCACAGGGTTAACCCAATTTGTTCATTTATATATTGATATGGACATTTATGTCTATCTATTTATATATTTATTTATTTATTTATGTGTGTGTATACGATTTGCAAGTGTATGTGCATGCGCAACCATGACTCTCCAATCGCCTGCTTTTACTGAAGAGCTCATCGCAATGCTGGGCACAGAGGTGCCATTAATATATACCATTTTTTACACATACATATACATATACATATATAGATGGATACATAGATACATAGATACATAGATAGATATATACACATATATATATATATATATATATATATATATATATATATATATATATATATATATATATATATATATATATATATATGTATATGTATATGTATATATATGTATATATCGGGTTAAAGGCCTACTTCAGGGTGGGGGCGAAAGCGTTCAAACCGTGCACGGTTTGCGCTGGCGGCCACGACGAGCTGGTGAAGGGCCGGGAGCCAGTCCTGAGAGACTCGGCGGATGACCATACCCTGTGGTCACCCTGCACATCGATCCAGCGTCGCGAATGCAGCCCTACCAGTGCCGGCGTCGTGCAGCACAGCCTGCGCGCACCGTTTCCACAGAGAAACTAGGTCAACCATTTTTTTTGTATTTGTGTTTTTTAGAAGAAGCTGTCCACCAGGATGGTGGATAGCGTCGGCATTGAAGCAGTATGGCCACATGGCGATTTCAGGGGTCATCAATCTTGGTCACGAGCCGTGTATCTATGCCGAGAGGGCTGGTGCCAGTTGGCGCCCGGCGAAGGCGCTTTCGAAAGAGGGTCAGCACGGCAATGTGGTACGTCGCGGGGTCCTTCCTTCGGTGAAGGGACAGTGCCTTGGGGGCATGGGAGGCCGCTGGCTGCAAAAGAACCGCCCGGATAGAGCCCGGCGAGCCGCAGTGGGCCCTCGCAGCCAACTCCGGAATGTTTAGTCTAGTGCCCCCACCCTGAAGAGGCCTTTAACCAACCCCCACACACACAGGCTGCAGATGCTCGATGCCCTCGGAAAACGGTCGAGGTGGGTGTAGTGGCGGAGGCAGAGGCAGGGCCTAGTTGGCAGGGCGGCGATCAACCCTACAACGAGCCTGATCAACGGCAGCGTGCGGGTGCAGAGGCGTGGGGCTGAGCGCGTGCTCGGGCGCGCCAAGCAGCTTCTCGGAGTGACATGCGGTGAGCATGACGCCTTGGGCCGAGACCGTGCCGTAGCTCCACACGAAGGACAGCTCGGGGCCGTGGAACCAGTTCGGCATCTCGGCATGCGTCTCGTCATACTTGCTGCCAAGCCTGATCATCAGCCGCGGATGCGCGATGACGCGCAACCGCGTGTAGTTGCCGTGGCCGCGCACAACCCAGCCGTCGTCGCCGCCGACGCTCTTGTTGGCGAAGCTTTACGGCGCCAGGCCGGTTTCGTCGCAGAGGACGGCTGACGAGAGGCCGAGCTACCACGCGGTCCAGTCCGGCCGGTTGAGGAGTTGCCAGGCTGGCCCTGCGGCCTTGAGCACAGTGGCGAACCCCGTCGGCGCCTCGCCAAGCACCTCGCGCGAAAACCAGTCGAGCTCGGCCGCCGCGCCAATGGCACCATCGGAGCGTCTGTGATCGCACCGGGCAGGTGCTTCCAGGCGGAAACGTCGCGTCCGGCGACGTCGTCGCTGCCACTATGTATGCAAACCAGATCTATACCGGCGTCGGCGGCGACAAGTTCGGCATTCACTGGTCGTTTGATGACGTGTCTATTATCTGCCAGCGCTCTAAGCTGGAGCTCAAGACCGAGGTCAGCGCGTTTCAGAACATTGAATATGCGTTTGCACAGGACTACACAACGCCGGCGCCTCAGACGTTCGGAATGGAAGTCGAACCCGCGCTGCAACAGTTCTAACTGTATACCACATGGAGAGGGTGGCAATTAGCACGTGTCCTATGAGCCACTGCAATACAAGCGCATTCTGTATCCATGGGTGTTGCAGGTATAATGTGTGCGGCGTAATCAACGCGCGCAGTTTGAGTGGAGAGTGTTTGAGGATTGTGCGCTTATAAAGCTGTGTGTCTATTTTGAGGAATGGGTCCATATTGAGCATTCGTAGAGGTTTTGTGAACGACCGCAATTGTTTTGCCGCGTTGTCTGGTTCCCCTCTGTATGATTCTGTTATCACCTTGTACCACGACGATAACTTGTCCATGTGCGGCATACTAGTGACTGAATAGTGTGTGTCCGTGAGTGGATTCGCGTATGTGAGAATGAGTACGACCATCAATAATCGACGTGCGTAGGTCATACGTTATGAACTAATACATGAGGATATTATAGAGGTTCTACAGTCTTTCTAGTTTATTCACATATAGTACGATGCCGCCAACTGAGCCCAAACCCAAAGTTGAAGAAGCCTCGAAAAAAACAAATGCTGCGGCACCTGTAGCGGACGGCAGTGGAATGCGAAATGTCAAAAAGGGCGGTGAGAATAAGACGTATGGGCGCAATGCCACTATGCCTATTCCGGCATCGGACAAGTACGCAGAGGTGCAGATTCCAGATTTGCTTGAATTCAATCCAGAGGATACTAAGCTAGATGGCACAATTGTCGCATGTGGGAAGCGGCGCACTGGGAAAAGTTGGGTATTTCGCAACCTGATGTACCACATGAAGGACAAATTTACCGCTGGCATAGTGATCAGTCAAACAGACAAACTCAACCACTTTTGGTCGCAGTACGTGCCACAGGCTTATATCTTCAACAGGTACGACCCGGCTATTCTCGACGCGATATTCGCGCAGCAAAATAAAATCTTGAATGACCCCACACTCACCGAAGAAGAGGCAGAGGAAAATGCTCGTTTTTTGTCTTACTGGACGACGTAATATCAGATTCCCGTCTTAAGCACGACAGTAACCTAATGGAGCTCTTCATTGCTGGACGTTACTATAAAAAATTTACACTAATTACCACGCAGTACGCCAAGGGAATCTCTCCTGTTCTGCGAGAAAACAGAGACTATATTTTTATTATGAAGACTCTGCAGATGCGCCAGCGCGAGTCTCTGTGGGAAGATTTTGGGGACTTCTTGACTAAAGACGCATTCGCACAGATACTGGATGCGTACACAGAGCACAACGAAACCATGGTGATAAACACATGCCCAGATACACACGTCGATCCAATGGAGATGATGAGCTGGTGGAAGGCGGTAGACCCTGGAGAATTCAAAATGGGCTCGAAAGAGTATTGGGAGAGTGCCATGAACGGTATAGAGGATGGCGGCGTGCCACATGCAGGAGGGCCACAGTCTGCCTCGGATATGTTAACAGTCCAGCATATTATGCCACAGCCCTGGCGGCAGTACATTTAACTTTCTAAACGACTCAGAGACAGCATAATGAGCAGCATCGCGATTCGCAATGGAATCAGCCACGTCGCCGTCGGCGTACTCGCAGGATCGGTAATTGAATCGATCATGCCCGTTTTTTGGGGCGAGGGATCCAACGCAACTTCGCAAGTCCTCGAATTGGCAATTCAATCGGCATTGAACGGACTTGCTGTCGTCGCTTCCTCGAGTCTAATTGACGTTGATAGTGATTCAACGCACGGAATTCCGTTCTCCTTGGGGCTGCTTTACTCACAGGACTCTCTACGTCTGCGAGTCGCAAGTGCGTCAACCTTGCTTCAAGCACCGATTCCAAAACTTGGACAGAAAATTCGGGCACGGGCTTCAGCGGTTCGAACTTCCACATCAATGTAATGCACATATCGGCCCAGATGGCATTGAGGGCCTCCAGTTTTGACTTTGATTTGATGATTGGAAAGAACATGCAGTATTCGATGCAGCCGAGTTTCTGGAGAAGTCTATGAAAGACGTAATTGTAGTTTAGCATGTTGGTGCGTACGGGAGGGTTGTGCTTCTCGAAAGGGAACTGAATCTCGACAAACAGCATATCTAGCGCTTGTACGAGCTGTGGCCCAGGTGGAGGCGGCGTATAGCCAGAGGTGCGGTGCACGATTTGAAGCCACCGCTCGATCCAGTTTTGTTTCTTCAGAGATCGGAGTACCGCTCGGACATTTGCTTTGTCGAGAATGGTGTATCCGCCAGCCTTGAAGCCCTCAGCCATAGCGAGCATATCGACTGCAGGTATTTGAGTTTCGAGCAGCAGTAGCTGACTGATTCGCTCATGGAAGTGGTGAATGCGTTTGTAGTTGCTGTGGCGAGTCGTGAGACGCACGCCGTACATTTGTCCATATAGAACGAGGCCGCCCAGCACACAACCGCAATTGTCACAAACAGCGGACCCGGGATGTCCTCCCGAGCAAAAATACACGAGGCATCTGTTGTCGCAGTTCGGGCAGACAGTGTTGTCGCGATTGGGTATGTCAGCACGTTCAAGGTCCATAGCAGAATCCATGTCCGCAAAAGCACAGCGCAAGAATTCGTCATCGTAGACGACGGTATCCATACTGAAGAGTGTTAGAATAAAAAGAGGTTTATCTTTTACGGTACTTTATTTATTCTTATGTAGCTCTAATTATACTCTTATACTTAGATGTATTTTGAAGCTCCGACCAAGTTACTATTTTAGGAACCCCTCGAATTCTGTCTTGATGTGCCAAACGAGTAGATTCTCTAGCATCTGAGTATGTACCGGTTCTTGAAGACTCTGCTTGTCGCGACATCGCGTGCAAATACGCTTGTTCGTCTTTTAGTGCCTGCACACGCGCCTCGACGAGTCGAAAATGCGCCTGTAGAGAGTTAAAATGGCCATCCAATTTTTGGGACATATCTATTGACATCGCATCTATCACACCACCTAACATCTGTATACATATACAAACAGAAATACTTTTTCTAACTTTAATGTATAAAAAGAAATATTATGGAGAACCTCTGCAAGACCCCACTCGCCAGCATGGACTATACCAAGGGCATGACCTACGGCTCCATCATCGCTGGCGTCGCGATGGCGTACTCCGGATACAACGGCATGTTTCCGATGCCACAGTACTACACGAGCTGTATGGCTGCGGGAGCCGTGTTTGACTATTACTGCCGTGACGATGCGTTCGCTCTGGATAACCGCCTCGCACAGGAGATGGTCGTAGCCGCTGTCGCTGGATATGCAGTTACTCGAATTTATTGAGTATCATAAAAGTATACCAGAATACCATAAGAGTAAAAAATGTGTAGTCGACACTGGTGTCGTTTGTGCTGTGCGGACCTTGAGCCACGGAAGGCATTTATGATGAGACATGGCCCCATCGACTACTTTTTCTGTGACGAGAACCATGCTGCTATCTGGGAACGGTACAGACTCGACCCAAAGTACTATGTATTCCTGCGCAGTCTTCCATCGGAGCGTGTACATGAGATACTGCAAAAGATTATTTCTGAATATACAGATGAACATGCGTAGTCAAGGGGTTGTTACAATGCTTCTGTTGTACGCGGCATACGTGACACACGTATGTCCGTGCTCGAAGACACTCAGTTGTCATTTACCGCAGTTTTACGGCGCTGTCGGTGCTTCTGTGGCATTGGTGTTTTTAGAGAATATGTAAGATATAAATAAAATCTAAGTCAAATGTCACAAGCACTATGGCAATGGAGCGCCCCCGCCGCGTGACAAAAAATCCGCTAACCTTTTGGGAGGAGTACGTGGCCACCGACGAGTGGTATCTCAACGCACTCTTGGAGGATATTCCTGAAAGTGAGCTTACTGCTGCGTGTGTAGACGACGATTTCTCTGGAACTGAAGCAGGTGTCGAGGAGCATGAGGATGAATACGAAACGCAAGATGACAATGAGTCGCTTTCTTCTGACATTGAAGATAGTGATGGAGTCGCCAGTGATTCGGAAACGGAAGTATAATGGTCCTGTGAAAGGCAGCGAAGAGGCAAAGGAACGGATGCAGCGGGTGCGCAGTTCCACACAGCGTAATCAGCCGCAGCCGCAGCCGCAGCCGCAGCAGCCGCAGCAGCAGCCACAGCGCCGTATGAACAAGAACACCACGAGTCGTATGTCCAGCCTCAACAACGCACTGCAGTCTTCACAGATGCCGTCTGTATACCAGAACCGGTCGTGGTTCCAAAATAGATAGTATTCTTTTCTAACCTTATTACTGGAGATGATTCGAATCACGATCGCGTTAATTTGTGCCGCCGTGATTTTCCGACTCCGTGCAGTTGCATCGCGCTCGTATTCCGCTGGACCGTCTGCATACAACGAATTTAAAGAACAAGAGATGAGTATGTTTGAATTGTAAATATTCTAAAAGAATGCGTAGGTCAGACACGAAAATATGCCGTCTATTGGTGGTGCATCAGCATCTAGTCGAATGCCGTCTTTCAGCCCGGGGCAGGGCACAAATTTGGATAAGGGGCGAGAGATCGCAGGCGCCGAGATGGGAATGAAGCAGCGCTACACTACGCCTACTACGTTTACGGATAATGCTGCAAACATCACAGGAGCAGGGCGCCCAGATGGACAGTACAACGCTCAACAGGCGCCCGCGCCCGTGAAGTATCATGTCCCTGGCCCTCAAGAGCAGTATATGCAGAACCGCGAGGAGATCCGTAAGACGGCTAGTGCTGGTTTGATGGGGGGGAATGTGATGCGCACTGACCCCATCACGGACCAGGAGGTCTCCTACCTGTAGAAGATGAAGGACCAGGCGGAGGTCGCGGATTTTGACGTGTACGTCAATTCACTGATCAACCCCCGCAAGCCTGGCGAGCTTCAGTGGCTCATGTCGGTGTACCCGGATTTTGTGCAGCGTCGCATTGAGCAAGTCCACCAAGACTACGAGTTCGCGCTGCGTAATCAGATGATTGATATGTGGGGAATCAACACCAAGGACGATCTCATGTTCAAGTCCCTCGTGGACCAGAAGAAGGTTGACGGCCCGCGCCTCGGCAGACACGTGGCACTCAGCGACACGTACGCATCTGGAGCACTGTCGCCGTTTGTTGGAAACTTCAATGGCGATTCCAAGAAGGAGGCCGAGCTGTATGCGCCCTTTTCCAGTGCAAGGGTCGGCGCAAAGCCAAACGCAGACGGGTGGAAGTTCTCCAATGCGACGAATCCATTCTCCGCGGGTCGCACTACAGCGGATATGGCACGGTCCATGTACACACTGGTTCCGCGGATCAAACAAGGGACAGGCGCGAAACGCTCGGCGCAAGGCAGAGGGCGCAGGAAACTCAGTATCCACGAGCCCAAGGTTAAATCGACATTTTCTAAGAGTGTGTGTAAAAGAGAATGTCGTTCATCGAGGTTGACGGAATTCGCGGTCTGCTGGTGCAGATGGGGCTCGGGACCCCGTCGTCGCGTGCATTCACGGTGGGTGGTATCGTGGGAGTCGCTATGTACGCGCTCGGGTTGCCAAAGGAGTCGTTCACAGACATGGGCGATATGCGTCCGCTCAAGGCGCTATCGCCGCACCCTAGCGCGACGAACGTACATTTTCTAGTCGTGCCAGTAGGAGCCGCAGTCGCAGCATACCTATTCACGTAATGGCGACCGTTGGAGAGTTCATCGCAGAAAAGCTATTTGATATGGCGGCGTGGTTAGAGAGGGAGGGTGTAGAGGGGTCTGAAGGGCTGGTCGTAGAGAGTATGAAGCTTACGCCGCTGATCGCGACGCTGATCGCAAGCGCAATTAAGACAGAGCAGGTAGCAGTGGCCGCGCGTCACTGGGACCGCCTGTCCCATAAGTTCAAGGTGGATGCGGGCAAGTATCCTATGTTTAAAGGATTTGTGTCCATTTTTGAGAGTGTGCGCGCGCGTCCAGAGACGCACGAGCATTTCTGGCGGTATATGGATTTGATGTGCGAGGTCGTGTAAATTGAATTGAATTTTCAAATTCATAGATGAGTGTGCACCATGTCAGAGAATGTCGATCCGCTTGATTTGAGCACTGTGTCGCGCGAGGGCGTCGCACGCGCTGGAAATTTGAAGGCAGCTGCAGCATCTAAGCCAGCCCCCGTGCCAAAGAAGTCTGTGCCAATGCCCACGCCCGCACCGGCACCTAAGAAGGAGATGGCTATTGACCAAAAGAGCGCGCTCCTTGATAAGATTACTGCCTACCGCAAGAAATTTACGTGGCTCAAGAAGCGCAACGGCTCGCTGAGCGCGAAGTCTGCAGACGCAGACCTCCTCGACGAAATGCACTACATCGAGATTCAACTCGGTTCGAAGGCCGCGTCCGATAGTAATGTGGGAATTAATCTCTTCAGCGCTGCCATGAACAGCCTAGAGATGTCCAGGCAGCTGTTCAACCCGCTCAATTTGCAGCTCGGCGGCCTTGGAAAGATCGCGACTGAAAATGCGGATCAGTTCAAGGACATCCTCGACGAGCTAGTCATCAAGTATACGACCGGGATTTACGTGTCTCCAGAGGCGCGTCTAATTCTAGGGCTGGGGGCGCTTGTTTATGACTGTGCACGCCGCGAACACGGGCGACCCGCGCGTGAAGTCGGCACTCGACCGAATAAACCTCGCGCCGGATGTGTCTAGCGCGCACAGCAACCTGTGAATATAATTCTGAATTTTATGTTATATGTATGGTGAATTTTGGCAAGATTGTATTGTCTACGGGGCACGCGATTGGCGAGGTGTCGAGTCACACTGGAAATAAGATTGCAAAAGTAGTTAAACGAGCCGGTTTTTTTGGGACGGTGGGCGTTGAGCTCGGCGCAGGTCTAGGAGCAGGAATGTTCAAATGGGTGGGTGAGAACGGGAACACGGTTCTAATTGTTGGAGCTGTAGCAGCGTTATTCGCGCTCTGGCGGAGTTAAATTCTTTTCTAAGAGAGCGGTATACCATGGGGAACGGAGCATCTGCACCAAAACAAGAGTGCACTGGCAACCCAAAGGCAGACGCCTATGCATCTCTCGGTACACACGGAGTTTTAGCAGTTACGTCCATGGTGCCGTTCGTGGGGTGTGGCGCTGCAATCGCAGACGTGGGCCTCACTACAGCAGAGGAGAGTGGACTCTTATGCGGTGGCGAGTTACAGACCCCCGACGGTGGGTGGAGGGCAGTAAATATGACACTCGCTGTAACGGGCGCTACACTGAGTTGTATTCCGGGGATTGGTACTATATTCGGGGGGGTGAAGGGAGCTTTCAGTTGGTTTGGAGGTTTGTTCAAAGGCTTGCGTGCCGCTTTGAAAGTAGCAAATGTAGCCACAAAGGCCGTCGCTTCCGCTTCAAATACAGTAACACATATAGCCACAAAGGCCGTCGCTTCCGCTTCTAAAGTGGTAAAAGGCACTGGCGCCGCGAAACTATCCAAGCTGGTAGCTGCGCCAGTCGCTAAAGTTACTGACCTCACAGCACATCACACAGCAGCTCTCACAGAGGCAGTGAAACGCGCGACGATTGCGCCTACGCTAGTAAAAGTTGGACGATTCACGGGCGCGAGTGTCGCGACTCGAGTAAAGTCGCGGTGCTCACGGAGAAAGCTACTGCGATTGGGGGTAAGGAAATTGAGGCGTTGGTGCGTGACATCGGACACGCCGAGCCTCCACACATGCCCGTGCCGCACGAGAAGCCACCCGTTATACACGATGTTGGACCGCCGCGCGCGCCGCACGAGCCACCCGTCGTGAAAGCGCCGAAGCCACACGAGAAGCCACCCGTTATACACGATGTTGGACCGCCGCGCGCGCCGCACGAGCCGCCCGTCATGAAAGCGCCGAAGCCACACGAGCCATCCGTTAAAATGCCGAACGGAAGTAAAGCGGTATTGCCGTTGAAAACATTAAAATCTGTACAGTTGGCTGCAGACGTAATCGCTGGAGTAACTCAGTACGTACAAGCGAAGGCGAAGAACGCCGGCACTGTTGAAGAAGAGGAGCCTTTATGGGAAAAAGTGGCAACGCTAGCATTGATCACAGGACTCGGGTATTATACGTTTTGACGCCCATTGCCAAACACGTTTTTATCTTAGCTACTGTTAGAGATGCAATCATATTTGATCGCTGCTGCTGTTATTTACATGATCACACGTGGAACTGACCCGATTGCTCCAACTATCGTGTCATCCGAGAAATTGGCAAATCACGAGCCGCTCCCACCCGCTGTAAGTGCAATCACGCCTACTTCTTCTAATCGCATGTCAACAAGCACGCCATCATGCAAAATCGCGTCGACTATGGACAGCATTTCCTTCTTGACGGTACTGAACCAGGGATTCAAGTAGCAGTGGACCCCCCAGGACGGTATGCATCGGTCGACTGCTCTGACCAAAATGAGCGTTCTATGTCGCGTCGCCGTGACATGTATATGACCAAATTGGACGAGTCGCAGCATCAAGTGTGGGAGCGCACACATACTACATTTAGGCCCATTCCAAAAATGAGCTGGATAA